ATCTTTCAATGAAGAGTCATTTCACAAATAAAAGATATGACTTTTTTAAGTATGGAGGTAAGTCAAGAGCAACAATGACATCCTTTAATAAGAGAAAGGATAAGTATTGGTTCGAAAAAACATCTAGAAAGTATTCAGATCAAGAGATTACAGACTTTTTATTGGCAAATTTTGTAACTACAAACACCCCGCAAAACTTATGGATTGGAGAAATTATAAATTCTGGAGAAAGGACATACGCAGACTGGATGAGACGACAGCAGAGTTTGACTTACTTATTCAAAGAACAGTCAAAAAAATTACTATCGGAAAGAGAATTAGAAGAAGTATTCAATTGTTCGAAAGGTCATCCACCAATACTGAAAAAATATCTAGGAGGAGAGATAAGTTTAGAAACCTTAGTCATCTTCGAAAAAATCTTTTCTTTTGGGAAAAAATTTAATCGTAAACTTAAAGACCCAGTGTGGGAAACCGTCAGTATGAAAATGAAAAAGTATGTTCCTTTCCTAAATATAAATGTGTTCCAATATAAAAAAATTCTAAGAGAGATTGTAAATGAGTAAATTTTTTGATTCAGAAATCATTCAAGAAGAAATTGAAGAGATCAATGAACTTCAGAAAATGCTTTATGGTAATGTAATGCAATTTCCCACTATGGAACATGATGAAAAGGTGGAACACATTGATTTATTGACAGAATTATTAGAAAAACAGAAAGTTATGTATACTCGTCTGTCACTATCTGATGATCCTGACGCTGTTAAAATGAAAGAACAATTACATAAAACAATTCCTCTCATGGGATTTCCCAGAGGAACTGATATGAACCTACTCTTTGAGGGTATGAAAGAAACAATCTCAAAACTTAAAGAGAACATTGACAAATCATAATCAATCTATTATAATCTAAACATCCAACGAAATCTAATTTAATCCGAGGTATCCAAATGTCATTTGCTAATCTTAAAAAGCAATCAAAACTAGGTTCTTTAACTGCAAAGTTAGTTAAGGAAGTCGAAAAACTAAACACTAACGGAACATCAGGTGATGACCGTTTGTGGAAACTGGAAGTAGATAAGTCAGGTAACGGATATGCCGTTATTCGATTCTTACCAGCACCAGATGGTGAAGACCTACCGTTTGTAAAACTGTATAGTCATGCATTCCAAGGTCCTGGTGGATGGTACATCGAAAACTCTCTCACTACACTTGGTCAGAAAGATCCCGTATCAGAGTATAACTCTCAGTTATGGAACAATGGAACAGATGCAGGTAAGGATGCTGCTCGTAAACAGAAACGTAAACTTACATACATCAGCAACATTTATGTTGTAAAAGATCCTGCCAATCCTGAGAACGAAGGAAAGGTATTTTTATATAAGTATGGTAAAAAAATCTTTGATAAACTCACAGCAGCAATGCAACCTGAGTTCGAAGATGAGGAAGCAATCGATCCATTTGATTTCTGGCAAGGTGCCAACTTTAAACTCAAGGCAAAGAATGTAGCAGGATACAGAAACTATGATAGTTCTGAGTTCACTACTGTCACTCCTTTACTTGATGATGATGACGCACTCGAAGCTGTTTGGAAGAAAGAAAACTCTCTCAAAGAGTTTATTGATGCCGATCAGTTTAAATCATATGATGACTTGAAGAAACGTTTAGAGTATGTTCTTGGTAGTAGGAGACCAACTACTTCTATTGAGGAGGAAGATACTGATCGTGGTGCTGCTGAAGAGTTAGTTACTGCTGCCGTATCTACACCACCATCATCACTGAACGAAGATGATGATGACGCATTGTCATATTTTCAGAAACTTGCAGAGGAATAATTAATTTGTCACTCTAGTATTTTCTGTTTTAATTAATTTATCGTTCACAAATTGAGATGATCTTTTATAGATCATCTCATTTCTTATGTCATTTAAAAATTGTTGTAAATATTCTCTACGAAGGACATCTATTGTCCTTTTTTTATTGTTTATTTCAGTTTCATATTCATAATAAGTTACTCCCTTAACAGGATTTATTTCATTGGTAGTTTCATTTTTAAAATCATTTGGATCTGGTATCTTAAAATCTTTATCTACAATTTTACCTTTTGGTAAAACAATCATATTACGATTATTTTTTACCTCTGTGGTTTCATAATGTTTAACTTTATTAATCTCTGTTAAACCATACTTTGACACACTATAATCATACAATTCTTTACTTGTTAGTGGCCACTCATTATACACATTAATAATATTTGCAGTTAGTAGCACAACCCAATCAAGATTTGATTTACCATATAGATCATATGCAACCGTGTCTGGTCTATCGCCATCATCGATTTCATATTTATTAAAAACACTAAAAATATCTTTTAAGTCATCACGTATTTTCATACGTCGAAAGATATTTTTTGCAATTACATAACTACTGCTCGATATGCGATCTGTAAATGGTGATTGGTATTGTAAGTTTGGTAGCTCTCTGAAGTATCCCATTAGAATCCAACTCCCTCTAATCCTTCTTCACTTTCATAATCTTCGGAGTAAATTGGATTTAACTCTTGGAATGACATTTCAAATGATAAGTATGTTGGAGTACCATCTTCATATGTCGTATATTGACCTGTGTTAGTGTAGTTAACATCAAAACCTGTCATAGCCATTGGTTTAAATCTATGTAAAAATGGATGATTCTTTCTCCCACTCTTGTAAGACAACTGAAATACATCTGGTGATGAGATGAATAATCCAGAACTTGGATTGTCTCCTCCTGATCCATTTTTGGCATGTATACTTCTTTTAAATATACGAATCATTTTTTTGATAGTATCACTTTCTTTTTTATCTCTAGGTGTGAGATTAAATGTAAAAGTAAAATTTCTTAACTGAACACTTTTAAAAAGTAATTCCATATTAGGATTGAGTGCAGTTCCAGTTGATCTGAAAAACACACCTGTACCATCTATATTCCCGCCGAGTGCGTTGACCACTGCGGATGAAAACTTTGCATTTAATGCTCCTACTAAATTAGGATCCTGTACTAAACTTTTTCCTGCTTCTACACCACCATCCATCAGTTCTTTTCCAGCATTCATGAGATCTTTATTTTCTATAAAGTCGGTTGCTAAATCGAGACCAGTTGCTGCAAGACCATTTATTTCAGATGAACCCCACTCTACTCCAGCACTGTCTTGGATTGTACTTGGAATAGGAAGAAATATTGTTCCAAGGGGATTTTCTATATTCTTTTTTAAAACTTCTGAACTAGTTCTCATCTTAAGTGCTTGGTCTTGACTACGATTAAAACCAGGCGGTTTGTACTCAACTACTTTTACCTCAAGGAAATCACTATCATCTGTTAATTGTGCGTTTGGGTATCTGAGAGATCCAAATTTTCTTTTATTGCCCTTTGCCATTATTGTTTTTTAGTTATTTAGCGTGATATTTCCAAAAGGTAGTTCCCTTACGTCTGATAGTTCGTCAGAATTCACTTCGTATAACTGTCCAACCAGTTCATTTGTGGTATAATTGCGGTATTGACCAATGTGTAGATTGACACCACGAAATCCCCAGTCGAATACATCAGTCACTGCCACTAATGGATTGGAATCATATTGTATGTTAGGAGTTTTGGCATTATATACGAACACATAATATTTTCCAACACTTGGAGATGATGTCACCGTGCTATTTAAACTATCCATCAACTCAATCATTATATCATCAGCATCTTCCGTTCCTAGTAAATTATCTACTACAGATCTTACCCTATTTTCTTTATCATCGGTTGGATAACTATTCATTTCTTGATACCTAGTTCATCTTCTGTTAATACTTTGAACTCCCACATTCGATCCTTACAAAATTCTTTTGCTGCTTCCCATTTTGCCTGATTTTTTGCATATTCATATACTTCATAGATATATCCTTTCGTTTTTCTTTTCTTGACCTTTGGTTCTATCGTTTGTTTTTTTGGTTTGATCTCAATGATATATCTTTTGATTTTACCATTCGACTCCTTTACTTTGATATAAAAGTCAGGGTAGTATCGATGTATTTTATTATCAATTGGAGATCGATAGGGTAACATGATTTCCTCACTTCCCCACTCAAGTATTTTAGTATGATTATCACAATAGACCATGAACTTTCTTTCCCAGAGTGACCGATAAACTATGTTTGATGGGTTACCCTTGTATTTTTTTGGGTTGGATGGTCTATATCTTCCCTTATATGACATCTAAATAGATATAAGATAAAATATAAAGTATTTAGATGGTTCGTCCTAGAAAAATATCAGATATAAAACCAATACTGACGAATGTAGCACAAACATCTCATTATCAGGTGTTTTTTGATGGTTTGTCACCAGATCTTTTTAAATTTCTTGGAACTAAAGGAGTTAATAAAAGATTTATCACAGAGGATGCTGGATTATTGTGTAGTTCTGCATCCATACCTGGCAGTTCTCTTGCAACAGAGCAAGTTAACGGTAATTTTGTAGGTGTGACAGAAACATTTGCATATGCAAGAATATTTCCTCAACTTTCGTTAGAATTTTATGTTGATAAGGATTATAAGATGATTAAATTGTTCGAGCATTGGGTAGAGTATATTACAAGTGGATCAGAAAAAAATCAAAACACACCTTTTAATAAAACTAGTTTGGGTTATTTCTATCGTATGAGATATCCAAGAGGTAATTCAGGATACAAGTGTGATAAAACGAAAATTGTAAAATTTAATCTTGATTATCGATCAGAAATAGAGTATACTTTTTTTGGGCTGTTTCCAGTCATTGTCAACTCTACTCCTGTGCAGTATGGTAATTCCACTGTTTTAAAAGCTAATGTAACTTTTAATTATGAGAGGTATATTGCTGGTAAAGAAACAAGTTTATCATACAATAGAAAGAAGAGTGAGAATACATCAAAAGTATTCATAGCATAAACAAAAATCAACTTTTAATTCCAAAAATCGGGTAAAAAAAACTCCGCAAAATTTTTGGTCTGTAGGGTTTTTAAAAAGTGCTATAAATAAAAATACTGAAGTGCTATAAACATTATGCCATTACCAAAAATTGCAACACCGACATATGAGTTAGTTTTACCTTCTTCTGATCGAAAAATAAAATATCGACCATTTTTAGTGAAAGAAGAGAAAATTTTGATTATTGCTATGGAGTCTGAAGATCAGAAACAAATAACCAATGCAATTAAATCTGTAATTAATAGTTGTATATTAACTAGAGGAATCAAAGTTGATAAACTATCGACTTTTGATATTGAGTATCTCTTTTTAAATATAAGAGGTAAATCAGTTGGTGAAAACGTAGAAGTTCTTGTGACATGTCCAGATGACAACAAAACACAGGTTCCTGTTATAATTCCTTTAGATGAAATTAAAATTGTCAAGAATCCTAATCATAAGAAGGATATTAAGTTAGATAATGATTTAACAATGAGGATGAAATACCCATCTTTATCAGAGTTTGTGAAAACTAATTTTGATATTGACGGTAGTGTTTCTATCGAGGAATCATTTGAGTTAATTACAGCATGTGTGGAACAAATTTATAATGAAGAGGAATCTTGGAACTCATCTGATTTTACGAAAAAAGAAATGATTGATTTTTTAGATCAATTAAATTCTAAACAACTCAAGGAAATAGAAAGTTTCTTTGATACAATGCCTAAATTATCACACACTATCAAGGTAACTAATCCTGAAACAAAAGTTAAAAATGAAGTGGTGTTAGAAGGGTTATCATCTTTTTTCGAGTAGGTATGGCTCATACTAGTCTAGAGTCATACTTTAAGATTAACTTTGCTTTGATACAACACCATAAATACTCATTGACTGAGATTGAAAACATGATTCCGTGGGAAAAAGATGTATATGTTGCCCTTTTAGAGCAGTACATTGAAGAGGAAAATTTAAAACAAAAACAAAGTGGCTAAACCCAGTATCTCTAAAGATAAATTATTTAATATACAAAGTAATCCAAATTTGGATGCTGCAGATACTGGTGTCAACCCATCCACAGGAGGATATTTAACAAAACAAGAAAGAATAGCAATATTTAGAAAAAGGAAGATAAATGCAGATAAAGTATTTAATACGACAAGTGCAACTGACCAAAAAATAGAACGAAACAGAAAAGCAATAATAAAGATTGGTTTAAGTGTTACTTCTATTCAGTTAGCTGTAAAAAAGTTAACAGATTATGTAAACAATCAAACTCAAACAGATGCAAATCAAGCTAAAGAGGATTTAAAAGAAGATAAAAGAAATGATGAAACTGCTAATTTAGAGGAAAAAGAGGGGAAATTAGAGGGTCTTGGAAAAAAACTAAAATCAGGATTACTTGCACCAGTAGAGGGAGTCAAAAAAACCGCACAGGGTATATTGGGTAAGTTGGGTGATGTTTTTAAAGCACTCTTTTTGGGATTTATTGCGAATAAAGCACTTAAAATGATTCAGGCACACATGTCTGGTGATACTGATACATTTAAGGAGATGAGAAATTCGATATTTAAGGCATTTGCAGTGGTTGGTGGAATATTTTTAATAATAAAGGGTGGTTTGATGGCATTACCAGCTATCATAGCTGGTTTAACCAGCACCCTCCTTACTGTTGGTGGTGCGATGTTGGCATTTTTAATCAGTCCTGCTGGATTGATTGCATTGGCTGTAGCTGCTGGTATAGGAGGTTTTCTTGGTCTGAGAAAATTATTTAAAAGGAGAAAGAAAAAGAAAAAAATTCAAACAGAAAAAATTGCAAAAAATCAGGAAAAATTAACAAATAATAAGATTGAATCGAATGGGGATGGAACGACAACAAATAATCAAGGTGGTAGTGCTATCACAAGTGGAGAAGGTGGAAGTAATAAAGTTGATCCATTTGTAGTATTGGAGAATAATAAAGATCTTTTTGGAGAAAAGTATGATATGGTTAAGTCTCATATTGCGAAAGATCCATCAAAATATGACAGTAAAGAGAAGATCAATGCCGCTCTCAGTAAAATTCCAAATTTTGATGTTAGTAAGATTAAATATGAGGGAAGTAATGTAACAATAAACAAAGTAGTTAAAACTGGTAATGGAGAAATAATATCTAAAAATCAATCAAATGTAAAAAAGGAAATAACAAATTTAGATGAACCAAAAACTAATGTAGTTGACCTAACTACCAGTAATGGAAGTAAAAAGAGTAAAACAAAAATTAAATCTAAAGCAGTGGCAACAACTTTTCCTAATATTTCTCCTAAAAATTTAAATAATACTGATGGATATGAACTTTATGCCATTAAAGCTTATGGGGTATTTACATAATGACTATTCAAAATATAGCAAATAAAATAGTAACAAAGAGTCGTTCACTTGTGAAAGGTGTTACACAATCTGTAAGGAAAAACGCCAAAATAAAGAAAAGAATTAGAGTGGCAAGAAAGAGGTATGAAAGAAGAAAAAGGTTAGAAAAGAAAAGGCGGGAGCAACTTAAAGCACTTCAACAGAGTAAAGAACAGCAAAAAGGAAAAGTTCCTGAAAAGGATGATTCACCGAGTCCGATGCAAAGATTGATTAATGCAATTACTGCTCTTCTGATAGGTTTTGTAGTGAATAAATTGCCTGAGATTATTGAGTTTGTTAAAAAGATAATTGATTTTATTAAAGGTTTAATTGATGGATTTAAGGGGTTTTTTGATGGTGTAAAGGAATTTTTTAGTGGTGTAGGAAAAGTGTTTGAAAAAGCAAAAGATATATTAAAATCACTTACACTTGAAAACATTAAAAAAAATATAACTAAATTCATAGATAAACTTAAAAATTCATTTGGAGAAATTAAAGATAAACTTCTTGGTGGTATTAAGAATTTTTTAGGATTAAAAAAGAAAGACCCAAAAAAAGAAGATTTAAATAAAGATTTGGAGGATGGTAATGATAAAGATAAAACCATAACCCAATCACCTGTAGGTGAAATACGAGACAATCTTTCTGAGAAAAATGGTGAATTTGATAAAACCTTAGAAACAATAAAGAAAGAAGGAACTGGGGTAGAGATTATTGGTGATAAAAATAGAGAATTTACATCAGAAGTAGATGATATAAACTCAATGGAAAATAGAATGAAGAGAGCAGAAGAACAAAAAGCTTTATTTACAGAAAAACTTAAAAACACTACTAATGATAAAAAGAAAAATCTATACCAGCGTAAAATTGATGAAGCTGATAAGTTCTTAGAAAAGGGAAAATTTTCTGTAGAAAAGCAATTTCCTCAAGTAGAACAATCTAATATAGATATTGATCCAAGTAAAAACACTATTAATCAAGTTTATGATGGAATGGGATTTGAAAATAATTCCATAAAATCTAATGTAAAGGTAAAGAATATGAATTTATCTAAATTTGAGCCAAAAAGAAAAAGTGCAAATACCATAGTCGTTGCGAATAAAGGGGATTCATCTTCACAAGACGATGCATCTGTCTCTGGAGGAGCTGTACTTACTTCATCTTCTTTCACACATTCTAATCCTGTTCAGGATAGTTTAAACCTCGCACTATCAGAATAAATGTCAGCATCAGAATCATCTATTTTCGAAGAACTAATACTTGAGTCAAATGATCAGTTGAGAACTGTTGACTTAAGTGGGGGTATTGTGGAACTTAATTACTATGAGGATATTTTTTCACCCACAGTAACCGCAAAAGTAAGAATTATTAACACGGGTGATACCATATCACCAAAAGATCCTACAGACCCAAAAAAAGTTGATGGTTCGAAACAGTCAATTTACAATGGACTTCCACTTAGGGGTGGTGAGAGACTAAGAATGAAAATTGTAGATCAAGGTAAGACATATGAAGGAAAAGAAAAGACTGGAATAGATTTTTCTTCTGATCCAAAAAAATATTTGTTTGTGTCAAGTATAACTCAAGTTCTACAAGAGACACAAAGAGAAAGTTTTTTACTAAATTTGGTATCTAGAGAAGCAATTACAAATGAAACATCCAGAGTCATGAAAAAATATTCGGGAAGTATAAGTGATTCTGTAGAGAAAATACTTAAAGATGTACTAGTGATAGATGAATCTAGATATCACATTGAGAAAACATTACATGGATATGAGTTTTTTGGAAACTTAAAAAAACCTTTTGCAGTTTTACTTTCATTAGCATCAAAATCTGTTCCTGACAAATCAAAAGATGCCACTGCAGGATTTGTATTTTTCCAAACACAGGATGGTTATCAATTTGTTTCATTAGATACTTTGATTGATAAACCATCAAAAGCAACATACATTTATACTCAGGCAAATCAAAGTTCCGTATCACGTAACAATGATTTTAATATATTGAGGGTAAGTATTGATAAAAATCAAAATCTTATTAAAAATTTAAAGACAGGTACATATTCTTTTGTTAGAGTATCTTTTAATCCTTTAACGTTTAGTTTCACACAAGATACTTTTAATTATGGAGTAAAAAATACAGGGAAAGATAAGAAAATTGCAAACCTTGGTGGAGACTTAGAATTACCAAAAGTATCTGATGAATCAGATAAAACATTAGATCAAATACCGACAAGATTTATATCTCAAATAGTTGATGTGGGTGCTAGTTCAGGTATTTCAACTGAGACTAATTATGCTCCTGAAAAATATCAAGGTCAAAATATTATGAGATATAATCTTCTAATGACACAGAGTGTGAGTATATTAGTTCCTTGTAATACTGATTTGAGAGCTGGTGATATAATTACTTGTGAGTTTCCTAAAATATCTAGAGAGGATAAAAATGAAATTGATAGACAAACAAGTGGTAAATATATGATAAAGGAACTATGCCATCATTTTGAGCCGAACAGATCATTTACTTCAATGACATTAGTTAGAGATACGTTTGCAGGAGAAATTTAATGATAGATGATTCACTTTTAAAAACTAATTTTGTAGGAAAAGATGGTTTCCGTTGGTGGGTAGGTCAAATTGCACCCAAAAACGTTCAGGGTGAGCAACTTGCACCCAAAGAAGATTCTGATTCTTGGGGAAATCGTCTTAAAGTTCGTATCATGGGATATCATCCCTTCTCAAAGACAGAATTGGAAGATAAAGATTTACCTTGGGCAAATATAATGATTCCAACCACATCAGGTTCAGGTGGAGCAAACTTTGGAAAATCTGTCATGTTAAGACCAGGTGATGTTGTAATTGGATTTTTTCTTGATGGTGAGACAGCACAACAACCAATCATAATGGGATCTTTTTCAAGAACTAGGGAAGTTGCACAAGATTTACCGAGTGATTCTCTTGGATTTGTTCCATTCACTGGATATACTGATGAAATACCACCACCAGATGGAACATTAAAAAAAGATGAGTCGAATGAAACGACTACAACATCACAAGAATCTCCTGTTACAAGAAAAACTGGACCTGGCGAAGATAAAATATCTGCTTCTTCCACTTTTGGAGTAACAGAAGTTGCTGCTGATGCTTGTGAAGATAATTTTGTTGGAAGTGTATCAGCAAGTTTAGATGATCTATTATCTGGTGTGGGTGAAGCTACAGATTTCTTGAGTGATGTAGCAAGTGTCACAAAAGAAATACAAAATTTAGCGACTGGTGCAGTTTCAACAATGACAGAATCTTTGTATAAATCTTTGATTCCAACATTTCAGGGTGGGTTGGAATCATTATATAATGATACTTACGAAAAGGTTCTTTTAGCAACTCAAAGTCCTGCTCTTGCAGCATTAGCAGGGGTAGATGCACAAAAAGCTATGGTTCCAGGATTAGCATCACTTGAAAATGGTGTTGAGTGTTTAACTGGTAAAATTACAAGTGGTTTAGGAAAAACAATTAGAGGGATGATTGAGCAAGCAGTGTTTGAGGTTGTGGATACTGGAACTTGTATCACTGAACAACTTGTTGGATCACTATTGAATGGAATTACGGATCAGATAGCAGCAGAGTTAGATGTTCCTTTAAAAGGATTAAGTTCTATTTTACCAAAAGCTTATAAAGTTCAGGATGTTCTTCGAAGTTCTTCTGATACGTTTAAGTCTCTTGGTCAGGTGTTAAATTGTAATCAGGATGGTGGTCAATGTGTTGGTCAGATTAAAAAATTTAGTATTGGATATGGTCCTTCTAGATCATTTGATGTAAAGGAAACTTACGATAATGTTCTTAAAAATATGAACATTGCTAGTACACTCGGTGCTGATAGTGGTCCTATTACCAAACCAGACTGTGCAGCAAAAACTTTCTGCGGACCTCCAATTGTAAGTTTCTTTGGGGGTGAAGGAATAGGAGGACTTGGTAAAGCTATATTGGGTGGTATCGTAGATAACACTGAGGGATTATCTGATGTAACTGCAGACTTAAGTAGAACTGCGAGTATTATTGGTGTTGAGATTACAGATCCTGGTTCTTCATATTTTTCATCACCTCCTGTTGTAACTTTTGAGGATCCATGTAAACAAGGTTATGGTGCGATTGGTAGAGCTATAGTTGATAAAGATCCAAACTCATCAACATATGGACAGATTACTGGTGTTGATATGATTTCCGTGGGTGAAAATTATCCGAGTGCAAGCACTGATGACGTTATAAATTCTGATGAAATTCCTGTTGGTGTTATCGGCACCAAAATAACAGATGGTGGACAAGGGTATATTGATGCTTTCGCAGACGGATATAATTTAACTATTGATAATGGAAAAATAATATCCGCAACACCGATAAATAATGTTAGGATTACCGAAATACCTAGAATTATTGTGTCTTCATCTACTGGTGTTGGTGCACTTATTAAACCAATTATCGGTAGATTACCAATCACTCCACAAGGAGAAGTGATTCAGGTAATTGATTGTGTAGGACCTGAAACTAATAATTTGGTTGGGTATGTGAATGGTAAACCATATTATGGTCCTTATCATATACATCCAACAAAAGGAGTGAAAATGGTTGGTATTGCACATACGTCCGCACCACATGAGGTCATATATGATACACCAGAACAAAGTTTTGCTCCATCTGTGGTTAGTGTTGCTTCTACCATGACTCAAGAGTCTACTTCAGATCAACCAACAATAACACCTACATCACCAATGACAAATAATACACCACCAACACCACCAACACCACCAAGT